GTGGTTGTGTTTGCACTAAGTTTCTATGTCATCGGGGTTGTTGTTTTACTTCCTCTTAATGCTCTCACTTTTGACAAGCACAACTCTGGGGTGTTCATGACAACAAAGGGAGTAGTCTTGGCCATCTCTACTTTCTTCCGAGATGACGCGACGATGGCAGCTCGCTGTATGACTGCGATCGTTGTTGTTACAACCGGTTGGTCCGACGGCCCGGCAATCGCAAAAGCGATGGAGAAGACGATCGTGGCTGCAGAAGAAGGAATGGAATTTGCTGCCTTCCGAGAGGAGCTCTTCCCATTTCTTGAAGGCTGCGGGTTGGGCAAACTCGCTAATGCTCTAGAGCCAGCTTTTGCGGCCTTCCATCGGCTCTTCTTCCAGGAGGAAGTAACCATTGAAACCAAGACCCTTGGGGCTCTCTATGCCGAAAAGCGTGCTTCCCTATTAAAAGACTTCGAGTCAATAACGCATGATTGCTGGGTTAGGCTCGAGTCTGGCGAACAGCCTGGCGATGACCTTGAAGATTCTGACGTCCTTTTCCACGCACTCGTCATGAGATTGATTGAGGAAGCTCCTCGAGAATTCGCGTGTATTGAGCTTGAGGAAGTGTTGGACAACTTCAAGTTTATGCCTGGGGTTTGGGCTTACGGGTCTGAAGCTGCCCGTGAAGAATTAATGGGGTATTACCAGGCCCTCGTCATGGTTCCGAGCGATGACGTTGAGGAGTTGCTGCGATGGTTGACTCCGTTATGGGAAGCAGACGCAGAGACATTTGTTGATAGTTCTGGGATTCTCTCAACAACAGAACTCGACGGTGCCACAAGTCTAGCTTGCCAGCTAATAATGGCTGGGGCTGAAGAGGAAGACGCGATCGCTGCAGTTGCGCAGGAATTAGCAGCTTACCACCATGTTGGTAATAGTGAGAGCGCATCCTCAGTCGATAGAGCAGTTGACTTGTTCGAAGCATACGCGTCCGCTCGCGCCCAACTGGCTGAACCTGCAACACGATTGAGTCATTGGGTTTTCCTTGTCCGTCGGTGGTGTATGCAAAATAGCTTCGTCCCTTTCGCCCCGTTGGAATTTGTCCTACGGTTGGCCGCGAAGACCACGGCTGAAAGCGTCAAGGCAATCGCTTTCATTGCTGGCCCTTTAGTAGCACAACTTGACGACAATTTTGAGGACTTGCCAGTAAGGACTGCACTTGCGTTTGCTATCGCAAGTTTCCTAGACCTTATCGACTTGACACACCGGATTTCTCCGAAACCGGCATGGGCCTTGCTCCTTGGGGCCCCGAAGTTCAAGATGTCCAGGGGCGACGCAATGTTTGCATCTTTCGTCATGACGTCGTATAAACGTGCTGCTTCTTATGAAGAGTGGGCAGACAGGATGAAGGACCATATGCGTGGAGTCTCTGAGGATGTCGACCGCCTACTCTCTCAGCCTCCTACACGGGCCCTTTTCTTCCC